AAATACCCGGACGACCGCCCGGACGCGATCGAGCGGCGCCTGGATCGCATTGAGAAAGCGGAGTATTATCGATCGCACGTAGGCGAATTGGTCAATATCGAGGTGTGAAAAATGGACAAGAACGAAAAGATCTTCAAAACAGGCCAACTGGTCAGGATCGTTGGGCCAACGGTAGATGGCGTGCAAGAATGCATTGGAAAATGTTTCATGATCGTAAAGATAGAAGGCACTCGGTGGATAAACGGACCGTATCAATATTGCACGGGATATTCTGGGTGCAGCAGCAATCACATTTGGCCAGCTGAATCGCTAGAACTGGTGCTAGAACTGGTCGAGAACGAACTCGAATGCACAATCAATCGATTCAATGCCATCGAAAAACGGCTGCGGGCACTAGAAAACATAACGAAGGAGAGTGCCCACCAGAACACGGGCTGGGGGTTGAGATGAACGCAGCTGAGTTCGATAAGCTGGTAGTGGCCCGCCTGGGTTACTGCCACCAAGTACTGAATGCAAAGGCGAGCGAATATGCAACATCCGATAGGCTCCACAATTTCAAGGTGGCTGCAGCACTACAAGACATCGAGCCGGAGACCGCACTGCTCGGTATGTGGGCTAAGCACATAGTGTCCATCCGAGATATCATTGAGGATATCGAGCACAAAGGGATGATCCCTAAAAGCGCACTGCTCAGCGAGAAGATCACGGATGTGATCAACTATGCTCTGCTGCTGGAAGGCCTGATCGAAGAGCGGCGAGCGGACGAAGAGGTGGAATAAAATGATCCCCATAGAAACCCAAATCTTCCGCTTGATCTTTCCCCCATCAGGTTCTATCCCCCTGGAGAAGCTCGAAGCCGTGCCCCACATCAGGCAGCATATCAACTCTATCATCGATCTAGCCAGCACAGAGCATGGCATACACACACCAGACGAGAGCGCAGCCCTCACAGCCCGTGTGATCGAGCTGAGGGACACCCCAGGCCCGGACGGGAAGGTGCGAACCTGGAGGACGATAGCAGAAATCTGCGGCACCACGATAGACGCGGTGCGGCATAGGTATGCCAATGCAACTATTAGGAATTCCCTAATAGTTGAGCCATCTGATTCGCCCACAGCCGGTGTTCTGAGAGAAAAGCAGATGCCACAGCATGGGATGTACCGTCTCAATAATCTCGATCAAATAGGTCACATCGAGCCATTCGTGGGGGGGATATTAGCCTCCGAATCCATCCACATAGATCATCCCCCAAAAACTGAGACCGAACCTCTCCAGGAGGCAGAACCGATCAATCCCGAAAAGCCACCAGAACAGGAAAAGAAACCAGATGAAGTGGCAACTATCCGGGAATCCCGGACAGTTGAGAAACCCAAACCACTCGATCCCGAGACATTGGCCGAAGTGGACCGGATGCTGGGTGAGGGCATGGGCGTGCTGGATATTGCCGCAGAGCTCGAAAAGAAAGGCAAGCATGTGCCGTGGACCAAAATACGTGCACGGGCTGCTTATCTGGCCAAGATGAAAAGAAAGGAGGCCAAACCAGAGCCCGAAAAGGACGATGGGCCAGCGGCAGAAGAAGAGTCACAAGAGGCTGAAGCAATAGACGATCGCCATAAACCAGTCGCGATATCCCGGAAGGAGCTTGACCTTCGTATGTGGGATCTGCACCAGACCGGAAAGACACCCGAAGAGATCTCTGATATCCTCTTCGCTGAGAGGCTTTACTACAAACCAAAGTCCATCCGGGTCAGGCTGCTCAGTCAGGGGGCGAAATTATGAGCATCCACAAAACGTTACCACCGGAGGAGCTGGCCCGTCGCAACCAGCTCTCCACCCGCTACAAGAACGGCAAGAAGCTGGATCTGATCGAGGACCAGATCCGGGGCATCCGGACGGCCATAAACATCCTGGTCTCAAAAGAGCAAGAGCTACAGGAGGAGAAAAAGCAGCTCTCACCGATAATGAGGGAGGCGGTCTAGCTGGGCCAGTGGCATGTGGTTGAGTGGCTGGAAGCGCACCCCGGATGGCACAGAACCGGGGACGTTGCAACCGGCCTGGGCTTCAGGCACAGCAGGGTCTTGGTGCTGCTGTCGAGGGTCTTCAAATATAAGGGCGTAAACAGGCGAAAAAGCGCAGACGGGCGAGGGTGGGAGTGGTCGATTTGACTAGCACGGCTATGATGAAGCGGATACTGAATTCAATGCCGGATCATGCTATATCTATACCGGTTCTGGCGGAGAAACTTGACCGCCCGGAGGGCAGGTTAAGGCGCGACCTGGTAGAAATGTCTGAATTGGGTCTGGTAGAGAAAATGCCAATAGACGAGAAAGGGAAACATTCCTCCAAACGAAGGGTAGGGTGGAGGAGGGTGGTTAGATTGAGACTTTAGCACCGATTTGGTGCTATTTCATATATATAATATTATCGACACACACCATATGTGATGAAATCCCTCCTATCGACCGACGGATCAATTCATCGTATCTCCCGCGGTTTTCGGGGGGTAAATCAGGCCTGGAACGAATATAAATGTTTAGCATGTCTGATCATCCCAGGAAAAGATTATGGCAAGGTTGTGGAATTGGCCACCGGTCATATCACTTGCCCCGAATGTCATCAGATCGTCAAGCCCGATGAAAGGGGGTTTGCATTCTGCGATTGTCGGATCTGGAATGATGGAAAGCCTTTTGGCAAAAAGCCAAAGGAAACTCAACGGTACACCAAACATTTCCTGCGAAAGATGTCGCGGGTATGACGGCTGGATTAATCCAGACCGCCCGTTAAAAGCGGGGGTGTGCGATTAGCCATCGATGACCGGGCCTGAGTAAGGGGCATCGACTATGAATTCTGATACTCGTCGGTCTGCGACCTTCTGGAAAGGTGCAGACAACGTTCCAATGGATATTATCAAAAAAATGTATGGCAGAGGCCCATTCCGTGGTGGAATGAGCCGGTCTGAAATAGCCAATCGACTTGGAATTAACATTTCCGATGTTAATAAGGTGATCGGGAAACGGAGAATCGCATAATCCGGCGGACCACATACTCTTCTTAGCTTCTGATATCTCCCGTGTGGCCCGCCACATTCCTAATCATCCATTTGTGCAAGCCGTACAAATTGGCGGTACGGAAAAAGGACTACGCTGACCCTCGGGCCTTCGATGGCCGAAGAGGGCTCCTTGTTATTGCTCTGAAGGGAACTTACCATGCGCCGAAGCGATATTTGGTGGGCAGATATCCTGAAAGACTGGAGCAACTACGACCTGGATGTTCTGGAGCAATTCATCCGCGAAGAGCGCATGCGTCGCCACGCCAAACCCAAGAAAGGCTTCCTAGTTCCCTGACGGTGGTCAGGGTTCCTCGATCCCTCCTTTCCCTGGCCACCGATCTGCCACTTTCGCATAGCGGCTATTGCCTCCGGCCTGTAACCGATTGTCCAGGAGTTCGAGTCTCCTAAGTGGCTTTCCTTCCATCCCTTCCATTCCATCCTTCAACCTTCCGGTATAGTGATTTACATGCCATCTGGATATTCTGCCAAATGTAAAACATGCAATTCTGCCAGGCGGCTTGAGATCGAAGCATGGCACGTCAAAGACGGCATGAGCCCGGAAGCAATCGAGGTCAGGCTCAAAGGACTCGGAGAGCAGATCTCATACCGGGCCATAAGCAATCATTTCGTAAATCATTATAATGTGCAAGCCGAAGCCCGCGCGAAGTACCACGAAAGCCAAGCGCAGATCAAACAGGACGCTGCAGAATGGCTCACTGACCTGCAAATCCTCGATGAACTGATTCAAGATAACCATATCATTCATTCTGGCCTGCGATCCCAAATTAAAGATCTGGATAACAAGTTTGGCGTTCCCATGCCCGCCGTCACCATGCTCAACGGCGTCTCTGATGCAATCTGCAAGGCCATGAAAACCAAACATGAGCTGCTAGGCGAAGATCCCGAATCGCATAAGGCCGATACCCTTTTGGAGCTAATCAATGCTGTCTCTGACTCAGAAGAAGGCTAGGGCAGTCCAAAAGATTCGCGATGATCCGGTTCATTTCGTCAGGGACTATCTGGGCTGCGAACCGTGGCCCAAACAAGAAGAGATCTTAAGAGCGATCCGAGATAACAAAGAGGTCGCGGTTGCCTCCTGTCACGCGGCTGGTAAATCGTGGCTGTCCGCGCGAGCGGTCCTTTGGTTTTCCTACACCAGAAAGCTCTCCAGAGTCGTCACCACCGCGCCAACCTTTGATCAGGTCAGGGACATCTTATGGCAGGAGATCAGGCTCGCTTATGCCAGCTCCAAAGTGGAACTGGGTGGTAAGCTCCTGGATACCCGCCTAGACCTGGGGCCAAACTGGTTTGCTACCGGCAGGTCTACCAACGACGCCAACCGCTTTCAGGGCGCGCATTCCGCCAAAGGTCATATTCTGGTTGTGGCCGATGAGGCGGCGGGCATAGAGCCGGATATTTGGATAGGTATCGACGGCATTCTGACATCGCAGAACTCTCATTTACTCGCGATTGGCAATCCCACCGAATCCTCCGGAGAATTCTATGAAATGTTTTCCCGGCCAGGCGTGGTTAAGATTTACATATCGGCTTTTGATACTCCAAATTTTACAACTTTCGGAATCACAATCGAGGACATCCGGGCCAACGCCTGGAAGGAAAAGATAACCTCGGACCTTCCAGCGCCCTACCTCATAACACCTGAATGGGTCTATGACAAGTGGCTCAAATGGGGCGAAGATTCCCCGCTCTGGATATCCAGAGTCCTGGGCCAATTCCCTGAGCATTCAACGGATGCCCTCATTCCGCTCTCCTGGATAGTCTATGCACAGACCCACAAATTGGAGCCATCCACGCCTAATATTCTAGCCTGTGATGTGGCCAGGTTCGGCCAGGATGAAACCGTTCTGGTGCATCGCCGGGGCAAAGTTGCCAGACTCTATAAGGCAACCCACCAAGAGGACACAATGGCCACAACTGGCCGGATAATACGGGCTCTGAGGGATACCAACGCAACCGAAGCCAGAATAGACGCCGATGGACTGGGCGCTGGGGTCTATGACAGGCTCCATGAGCAGAAGTTTCCAGCTAAAGAAATGCGATCCGGGTTCAAGGCCATTGACTCCGAGCAGTTCCTCAACACACGCGCCGAATGGTACTGGAACCTTCGAAAATGCTTCGAAAACAAAGAAATTGATATAGGCGAAGATGAAGAACTGGCTTCACAATTATCTAAATTGAAGTATAAAATCACATCCAAAGGGCAAATTCAGATCGAATCCAAGGAAGAGATGAAGCGCCGGGGCCTGAAATCGCCGGATCGCGCTGATGCTCTTATGCTTGCTTTCGCGAATCTGCCTAAGAAAACATCGTATAGCTTCTCAGCACCGTCTCAGATATCCAGCTCAGGAATCCCCTTACCATGACGACAATACACAGAAAAATAAGGAATGCTGCCGGCACTACCGGCAAATCCCAGGTTAACCTGTCGTCTTCGGGCTTCGCTGCAGTTGATCGTAACATTACTGCTTCGGCCATCGTGTCAGCCCTTTCGGTCCCTCCGGTGCAGGGCCTCCTCTTGCCCATAAGCAAGATTGCCTTCAACGGCTATGATATCGTCCCTAGGCCTCCTGAAGAGGAGAAGGCGAACGAAGCCAAGATAGCCGAAGCCCGCCGGGGCCTGCGCATGGCCGATAAGGTGGTTCAGAGCAGGTCAAACATCAGGCAAACCTTCTTTGATACGCTGGGCTTCAGGCACTCGATTTACAATTACAGTCTCAAAACAGAAGAGCAGTGGACCATCCCGGACGTATTCAAGCATCTGCCGGCAGTCTCCTTTGAAGCTGCTCCGGACAACACCAGGGGCAGCGACCGCTATTTCTCCGATCCTCTCTTGAAAGGCATAGTCACCGACGCGGACGACGATAGCATCCACTATTGGCAGTCTCAGAGCCGGTCTGGCAAGCCGGTAGAGATCGAGGCTGACCAAATATTCCATATTCAGGACCGGACGCCTGGTGAGCTGTCTTACATAGCCTCTATCATCCCCACCATCAGACAATGGGGCTTTGCCAGAAGCCAGGCGGTCATGAAGTACCTGCAACGGGTGGCAGCCCCTAACGCGGTTGGGGTAATCGACTTCCAGTACGTCACCGCCATGATGGGCGATGGCCAAGGAGACGAAGGCTACACTGGCACAAAGATAATGGGCATCCCGTCCGAGGTATGGGATTATCTCGATAAAGTCATAAAAGCACAGTCCACTGACACCGCTTTCCTGATGC